AATACTTTCCTACTGCTCGTTGCTTTGATTCTTCATTTGCCTTTTGAAGTTCTTTGCAAGCATCAGAGTCCCACCATTCCTGCATGGATTTCATGAAATCTTTTTTGTTTTTAGATTCTTCAGTCATCAGATTCAACCTTCTTGATAGAAAATGTACTGTCTTTATTATCAATCCATTCTAGAATGTCGTTTTCACTCCATCCAAGTTTTTCAATCAAATCATCGGGAAATGTGATATACCATTCTCCGCTGGGATCAACTTCAATGGGTGCAGTCCACGATTTATTTTCAGCAGCATCACACATGGCAGCGAGTTCATCATCAGTATATTTTTGTTCTTTTAATACAGCATCATACAATTCACTGTGCCCCCAAGGACGCATACCATCATCCTTTTCTTTTTTTCGTTTGAGAACAGTCTCATCCCAGGCAAGTTTGAACTTTTCATCAAACTCTTGAAGATAATATCCAAGAAACTCATATGCTGCCATAGCAAGAGTTTCTGCTTTATCGTATTCATTCCTTTGAATTGCCTCAGCAACAGTATCAATAATCTGACGGGCAGAAACAATCTTGGATGTCACCATCTCAAGATCGTTCATAACTTCCCAGAGATTGTCGTAGGAGGAAGACTCAGGTGTTTTCAGTTTCATTTCCAATTTCGTCAAGTATTTGTTGGGCGTGCTTCATGATTATATCCCTGATTTCGTCTTCTGTCAACTCACTCAACCAATTCCATGTTGGGTCTTGTGGGTCCCATTCTAGTGAAACTTGACCAGTATCATCGTCGTAATTTACTTTGAGTCCATCATCATTAAATTCATTAGATACTTTTTCATTTGTTTCAGTCATATCAGCCTTTAGGTTTTGGTTTGTTACACTCGTTACAGTAGTATGAGAAACCACTACGAAAGTATCTTACCACCTGATAGTGGTCACTGTCAAGTGGTTTGGTCTCACCACACTTACTACAAGTCCTTTCCGTAATGTTTTTTTGCTTTTTTGAGTTCTTTAAGCTCTGCTTTAATTTCTTTATATGCTGCTGTGGCATCAATTTTGTTGCCCAGCTCAAGAGCAACAATGATGTCCACTCTCGTGCCGAAGTGAGCGAGTGCTTTCTCAAAGTCGTCCAGTTCATACATTGGTATTGATTTTAAAATGCTCTGCAATAATATCTATGCGAGCATCAAGAGAATTCTCAATTTGATAAAGTTCATTAGTGGTACTGATATTCTCCTCTTCTAATACCTTGACCTTTTGTTCAAGTTCAGAAACCCGATTGTAAAGATCATCAAAAATTTGTTTCCAGTTATTATTTTGCATATGTTTTAAAATACTCATTGTATCTCATGAATCGTGATAGTGATGGTGTTACACCTAAACTCCAGCAACATTCCTGATAGGATAACCATTCATACCAGGGAGTTGTAGGGTCAAGAACGTGATATATCATACCCATTCAGGTTTTCGTTCTGGCATACGAAGATAATTAGATGCAACCCAAGGTTTGGATGCGATATACATCTTGTAAGCAGTAAAAGTGTCAATGCTTGTGTCAAGTTTATACTCATCTGGCATTGCTCTCACGAATGACGTAACTTGTGTAATTTTACCCTTAGGAAACAAATAATAGGCTTGAAGTAAAGTATTATAACATGAATGAATTTTACTGTAACGAATAGTATATTCATCACATAGATTCATGCCATGCTTAATTAACCAATAAGCATTGTGAATAGTTTCCATCGCCCATTTGGTACAAGGATGATTGCGAAATGCTCCCTTGTCTGTTTTATACGGTGTTTCATCGCGCTTTAATAAAGGACCATAATTATGACCCCATTTATTTGATGCCACAATAGAAAGCATTTGACAGCATTCTAGTGGCATTTTTACGATATGTTTGTCTGGTAAGCAAATTGCACTTTCAGCAGGCCAAGGAGATGTAGCAAAAATATTCATAGTTTCCCCCCAGCATAAAAAGCACCATCAATTAATTCGTGGTTCTGTGGCAGAGATTGTAAGTTTTCGTCGGTCAAGGTTATACCTCTCAATGTGTTTTTCCATGTGCGATTTGCATTGAAAATAGCAATGCTTCAAGATTTTATTGTCCTCTTTATATTGCAGATGAAACGGGAACATTTGATGAAATGCCCCGCAAGGAAGTGCAGGATCAATTTTAGTCTTTACGACTTCAGTTTTTTTAGGTCTGCCACGCTTTTTAGGAGCAGGTGCTACGGTGCCATCACCAGAAATAGTTTGACCTTTACGATTACGAATTGCCATTGGAGTTCCTCGCAGCGAGTTGATAAATTATATGATACTTCCTAGAGAGAATCTTCAGGACTTCAGCATCATTATTGAAATTATTTTTAACAAGAATATCCACTGCCCCATCAATGTGAGACAACAGATCTATCATTGTAAGATGGCACATCAATCAGATGCCCTCCATTGAGTTAATTTAGTTCGTGTTGCTTGGAATTCTTCTACATGCTCAAGGATACGCTGTGCTGTTTCCTGAACTGTTTCTTTTGTTTCGGGGTGATTCCAATCAGATACTTCAGTCCAAACATAATAAATTTCATCAATGATGGAATCAATTAACCTATCGTGATGTGTCATCCTGTTATTTTAACTGTTCTTATTCTAATGGTTTTCGTTCTTTGTGTCAAGTTCTTGTACCAGTTCTTCATCTGCCACATTATCCCAATCCTTTTTCTTTATTTTTATGGTTCTTTTGAGGTTCCAGGTGTCCCACACCAAACGTGGTTTGAATTTTAAGATAAAAATGAATCTGTTAAACTGCACTCCTAACATCTTCCATAAGAGTACAATATATTGTGAAACATTTGAATCTACTACAATAATATATGCAAGAATTGCAAATATAATTAGCAAACTATAATAGTGTGTCATTAGTCCCAAAAATAATCAAGGGTTTTTAAACAGGTCAGAAACATGTGACTATCAGTGACCCGACAACCATTGATTCCTCTACTTAAATTATATATGGTGCTACAAATTCCTTCTGTTGCAGGACAATCCATAAAGTATCCCCAGAACCTGAATACATCAAACTTTTCAATATGTATCAGGACAGGATTAAAAACTGTTTCATACCCTGTGATATAAACATCTTCACTCTTGATGCCATATGTATTGACAATATCAATAGGACCACCCTTGTATTCTTCATTATCATCGGTATCTTCAAACAAAAATTTTCCTGTGGCGGTGTTAATTGCCCTTAAGTTATGAATATACTTGCTATGTAAATCAGGATCGGTATAGATTCTTGTTTTTCGGTGCTCAAGACTCTCATCAAGGCATCTATCCCTAAACTCGGAGGTGATTGCACGAAAAACCAAGTTATAACGGAACCAACGGTACTCGTATTCTGTAGCTACTTCATCACCAGGATATTGGGATCTTCCACGATGACTACTTACATGTAAAATTTGAAATTCTTTTTCAGTAGGCATATGCTATCTCATAGAACTTTCATTGTCATGACGTTTATCTCTTCACCCAAATCATATTCAATAAACCATTCTTTGAATTCTTCGCACAGTGCTTGAGCATTTTTTTCTTCACCAGCATCAGCAAATGCACCAATGAGGGCGTCAATATCCTCAAGAATACTTTCAACAGCAGACATTGTTTCAGCAGAGTTCATGGTCAAAAATTAAAGGACATTGTGGATATAACTCCAACGGAAGTGGTAGGATTTGAACCCACGATGGCTTTCACCATGCTTGTTTTCAAGACAAGTGCCTTAAACCACTCGGCCACACTTCCAAGTTACCTCCTAATTATATAGGAGGGCGGGGGTTGCATCAACCCCCTAAGTTATCAGAAAGAATACTTCACACCTGCTTTCACATTACTGTACAGATCCTTACCAGTCATGAAGTAGTATTCACCATAGACACTAACACGGTCTGTAGCAGCAACGGTAGCACCAACCTTACCAGACACCTTAGTCGTTGCACTACCACCATCGGGAGTGAGCAGAGCAGGACCAACTTGAGCATAACCACTAACGGTATCGCTCAAAGCAAAATCATAACCAACGTGTGCTTCGGTGACTGTGCCAGTGTAGTTAGCGCCAGTAAGACCAGCATTAGCTTCTACATTAACATAAGGGCCAGCGAACGCAGCGGTGGCAAGGAAAGGAGCAGCTGCGACAGCTGCGATTGCGAATTTCATACGTTTAATTTCCATAGAACGAATGCTCAAGAATTTCTTAGGCATCAGTATCTTATCACACGATGGAACCGTCTGTCAACTAGGGGTTGGTTAAGAAATGATCTGAAGGTATTTTTGATACTCTCTTCGTACCTCAATATCAACTTCATTCAGACAAGATAAGCTAAAGGAATACCCCTGACTGATGATGTAATCACAAAACTCATACACATCTTTAGTCAGAGGAATTTTCATACGAACAAAAGCAGAGAGAACAAAATGTCTCTTCTGCCAGTTCTCATCTTTATGTCTCCAGTCGTGGGGAAGCATTAGAACTTACCTGGCGTACAAAAATCTGCTTTTTGATTTGGAGTATAAACTTCATGACCCTCTTGTGGTTTCATCCATCCACAACCAATCAACCATTCCATCGTCATCGGAGTGGGTCTTACCTGCTCCCACAAGGGTCCTGTAGCACACATCTCAAGGTATTTGACCGTTTGATTAGATTGCTCCTCTGCCCAGTTAGCATCGGACTCCCAAGGAATCGCACGAGCCATACCAGCAGCAGTATAGGTTCTTGTCGTTTGCTTGACGACCCAATCAGGTATCTCTTTATCTTGATGGACTTGTGCCATAAATGGTGTGCTGATACCACCTGCCATGCAATCTTGGACAGCGTGCCATCCTTCGTGACGAAGCGTGCCTAAAAATTCTCTGGGGTCTCTGAGAAGATATTCACTAATATAAAGGCGATTGAGGTCGGGTTTGTAGAGACCAATAGTTCCTGGTGTAAAATATCTCTTTGGTGCAAGATACACAGGCACCTTACTAGCAACTAAACCAGTCAGAATTGCTTTGATTTCATCTCGGAATAAATCAAAATCTGAAGATTTAAATATCTCTGATTCTGGTGTAAGTTGCTCTACACCCTCAGTGCATTCCAGAAGTATCATACAACCCATAGCTGCTGCACTATATGCAGGCACAGTTGGTTGTTTTGGTTCTAAAGATGATCCTTGAAGTAGAGCTGATAAAACAATAAGAGAGATGATTTTTTTCATATCATTTATGATGGGTAGGCATGATTGAGACCCCAGACTATAAAAATTCCTACAATACCAAAAACAGTAAGGGCATTAAACATTAATTTACTCATCATCTTCATCTTCATAGGTCGATGGCTCATCGAAAAGTTCATCCATCTTTTGCTGAAGAACTCTTTCTTGTAGTTGTTTTAAATCTTTTTCAGTAAAGATAGTCATTTGTCTTTGAGTATTTCTTCTATTCTTTTACGCATGTTTGTGCTATCTTGCTTAAGATAATCTCTTAAAGAATATCCACGCTTCCCACGCATAATACATGTTCCCTGATAGAACATCGTGGCAGCAAATACCAAGAGAAAAACAATACCAATTATTGCAGCGTAATGTTGAGCCATGGGAACATAGGTGGGATAACTCCAATAAGTCTTAGCAATCCTTCAGCAAATAAAGCAAGAACCACCCAACCAACACACATAGAAATAACGGAAGCATTCCGATTGTGCCTTCGTATAGCAGCATCAATCATCTCCTTACACTCCCTCTGCGTTATCAACTTCTCTGGGTTTATTTGATTCATTCGGTGACTCATGTATTGTAGCTATTCCTATAATGGGTAGCATAACAAGGCAGAAGCAGAGTATGCCCAAACTAATGGGATTATTTAAGATTTCAACTGCTATGTGTGTCATCAATCTTCATAAATTCTACATTCTAAAGCATCTGGATTGGTATCACAAAACAACTCCAGTGGTGTTGGATCGTGATGATCATCTGGATGATTCTCTAACCACTTCTCTAAAGCATCCAGCTCTTCCTCTGTATGCCTACGAGCTTGTGGAGATGTTTGAGGATCGTCAAGGATCTTCTTATCCTGTTGAATGTGCGATTCAATAGAGTCCATACAAATTCAGAGTTTCAAATATTTATTTTAAAGGTTCGGTTTGCAACACAAAATAGTTGCATTTGCTGACGTATTACTCAAACTCTCGCCTCAAGGGGTGTGCAATATTAGACGGAGTAATATACTCTGGAATGCATGTAACACTAATAGCTGTGCTCTTAGTTGCTTGTGCCATCTGTCGATAACCAAAACCAACATAAATCTGACCACTCACAACAGCTACTGCCATGGAACCCCAGAAGATATAGTACCACTGGGATTTAAGTTGATGTCTTTTCATCATTCACTCTCATTACTATAGTAAACACGAAGATTTTCGGCACCAATATTCATGTGGTAGATCTTACCATCATCCATATAGATACCGATCCAGGATGCCTTACCAGGTTCCATAACTTCATAATGAAACATTCTAACATTTTCTAGAACAATTTCATCTGGATTTTTTACAAAGCGACTCATAGCTCTTCCTCAGCATCTTCTTCCCAGTGATCAGGAAGTAAATTCTTACCCTTAACTACATGCTCCCATGCAACTTTAAATTTATCATCCCAGTTATTGCAATAGGGTGTGTAAAAGGCATTCAGTGCAGCAGTGGTGTCAACAATACGTTGAGTATCGTTAGCATTTACTGCTTCTTGTAGCTTGTCAAGCAAGAAACTAAACGTGGTGATCTCATTAAATGCATCTTGGAGATCGTTCATTACTGTCCAGGTTTTGTCGATCATAGTTGTTTTCCTGATAAATGAAGTTTATTCGAAATCCTGATATTATACCAGACTTTCCAATACTTTGATGATGTAGAAGATACTATCGGCATATTCTCTACCATTCTGTCCGCCTTGAACAAGATACCAGATCTCTTGAATAGCTGAATCCACACGTTCTTTGCGTGTCATTTCTTCAAGAGTTTTTCTTGGTTGGATATTGACAAACTTATCATATTCTTCGTCAGTCATTTGTTTGTTTGCTGCTTCACGACGCTCTGCTTCTTCAAACATAGCATCAGGGTAAGGTTCTTGGTTGTTCATAAGTTCTCGGATTTTTTCCTTTCCGTATTGTGTGAGTTCTTGTTTCTTACTACGAAGTTCTTCAACTTCTTCTTGAGTCAGATTAACCCAGGGCATATCTTCAGTCATTAAAACTCTCCTGAAACTCTTTCCAGCGTTTGTCTAATTGACTATCCATCCAACCCCAGACACCGTGTTCCATACCATCAACACCAGCAACTTCAATCTCATCTTGAATAAGACGGCGGAGCATTTCAATTTGTTCGTCAGTCATCAGTGTGTCCTCAAAATCCAGTGTTGA